ATCAATGGATCGCTGAATGCAGGTATCGACATTCTCCGTAACGAAATTACAAATTTTGCCTCCAGCGTTTCGTTCTCTGGTGGACGCAAGTATGTTATCCTTGACGAGGCTGATTATCTTTCAGCTGAAAAGGTTCAGCCAGCTCTTCGTAACTTCATGGAAGAGTTCTCCAATAATTGTGGCTTCATCCTAACTTGTAATTTCAAGAACCGCATCATTGAACCTCTACATTCTCGGTGTTCGGTCATCGACTTTGACATCTCTAATTCTGAGAAAGCCAAGCTTGCCAAGAAGTTTATGGTGAGGGTGGAAAATATTCTTCGCAACGAGAATATTGAATTTGATACTCAGGTTGTAGCTGAGATCATCATGAAGTATTTCCCAGATTGGCGGCGAGTTCTGAACGAACTACAACGCTACTCTGCGACTGGCAAGATTGATTCTGGCATTCTCGCCAACAGCAAAGAAATCATCATCAATGAACTTGTCAAGATGATCAAGGAAAAAGATTATACTGCTGTTCGTAAGTGGGTTGGACAAAACTCAGATATGGATCACAACACCTTCTTCAGGGTCATTTACGATAAGCTTCTACTTGAACTGCAACCAAACTGTATTCCAGCAGTTGTTGTTTCGCTTGCTGAGTATCAATACAAATCTGCATTTGTTGTTGATCAGGAAATTAATACGGCTGCATTTCTAGCGGAGTTAATGATCACATGCAACTTCAAAGCCTAGTCAATCTTTTCAAGAAATGCAATATCTGCGAAAAAAGATCGAAGGAAGATTATGCTGAAATCGTAATTCGATACTTTGATTCTGAAAAAAACAAAAACGATTTTATTACAGTAGACATCTGTAAAGAATGTGCGGATAAAATAGAAGATGCAAAACAAAAAGCTGACAGCATGGGAGATTTGGGCGAAAACTATCGGGAGCAAGATTTCTCCGAACGATAAGGACTCAGACAAAGCTGCATTATTGCGTTCTGTTTGGGTAATCGTTCATATGATAACTTGCTTAATGATTATTCTCAATAATTCACATCAACTCGGATGGTGGTGATGACAAATCCTTTTGATTATGTTAATGATATTCTCGGTAAACAAAAAGATATTATTGGAGATGATCCAGTTGCGGAAAAAGGATATAAACCATTTTTCACAAATAGAGCACTGTCATACCACATGGACACGGTATACTATGCTAATGAGATGAATCGTCTGCCTGGTTTAGATTATAAACTTCAATATCACTATTTAATAAATATTGTCAGACCCAAGAAACGAGATAAAACAAGTTGGGCGAAGAAAATTGAAAGTAGTGATATTAATGCTGTTATGGAATATTTTTCCTATAGTTACTCTAAAGCAAGAGAAACAGTTTCACTTCTTTCTAAACAACAATTAAAAACTATAAAAACTGAATTAGAAAAAGGTGGAATAAAGAGATGAGTGTAATTGATTCGTTAGTTGAAGTGAAGTTGGCAGAGGAAGATGATTTTCTAAAGATCAGAGAAACACTTACCAGAATCGGCGTAGCTTCCCGTAAAGACAAGAAACTTTATCAATCTTGTCACATCCTTCACAAGCAAGGCAAATATTACATCGTTCACTTCAAAGAACTATTTGCTCTTGACGGTAAACCATCTAATTTTTCAGATGAAGACAAGGGTCGTAGAAATACAATCGTTGCTCTTCTACAAGACTGGGGATTGATCAAGGTTGTAGAACCAGAATCAATCAAAGAACCAGTTACTCCACTTCGTCAAATCAAGATCCTCCCATTCAAAGAAAAGAATGATTGGGAACTCGTTACAAAGTACAATATAGGTCGTAAAAAATAACTTGACTTTACTATAGAATTATTATATTATGGTCTTATTGGATAATGGAGTTTGTGATGTACGAATATAATGTACACGACCATCTGAAGGCGTATGATGTTCCAACTCTCAAAGGCATTACAGAACAAGACAGACTCCCATTCGCAGTCTGTATCATTAATCTTGTTGGCGACCTTAATACGGGTATTATTATTCGTACCGCGAACCTTATGGGTGCAGAGAAAGTATTTGTTTTTGGGCGTCGTAGGTACGATCGTCGCAGTACTGTTGGATCTCATAATTATGTGGATGTTGTACAGGTTGGGGGATTTGACGATGACGGGTATGTCGATCCAGTAAAATTTCATAAACTGATGGAAGATAACAATTACACTCCTGTTATGATTGAAACAGGTGGTGATTGTATCACAACATTTTCTTCAAATAAACTCGATAAGAAGCCTTGCCTCGTTTTCGGTAACGAAGGAGAAGGCATTGATCCTGACATTCTGAGGCAGGGTAAAATCTATTCTATTCCGCAGCGAGGCGTCATTCGTTCGTTGAATGTTTCTTCGGCTGCTGCTATTGCTATGTGGGAGGTATCCAAGTCATTTAATGTATGAACAATCTAAAGCAGCAAAGAGAAGGTTTGACGACGGCAATTTTCACAACCGATATTTTATCGGCGATGGTATTGATATTGGTTGTGGGGAAGACAATCTAGGTCGTCTTGGTCACGTATTTCGGGGAATCAGAAGCGTTCGCGGTTGGGATATGCCTGATGGCGACGCACAGTATCTAGAAACAATCGCCGATAACACATTCGATTTTGCAACAAGCAGCCATTGTCTTGAACACATGGTTGATCCAGTTGTTGCCTTAAATAATTGGATTAGAGTTGTTAAGTCTGGCGGATATCTTGTAATTACAATTCCTGATGAAGAAATGTACGAACAAGAGTTTTGGCCAAGCAGATTTAATTTTGATCACAAATGGTCTTTTACTCTGAGAACCAATTCTATGATGCCAAAAAGCATCAATGTACTTGATTTGTGTAAGCAATCTGGTGCTCTTGTTGAAAAGATTGAAGTCATTCGAGACTTCTATTATGACCATATCAAAGGTCAAGACCAAACACTTCATCCATGTATTGAATCATCTATTGAAATTGTAATGAGGAAATTATGAAAATCGGAATCATTCAGCTAAGAGGCGCAGGTGATGCGCTAATCGCTCTACCTATTGCCAAATATTATTTTGATAAAGGAGTTGACGTTCATTGGGTAATTGATCAGCATTTCTATGAGTCTTTCAAATATGCTGCGCCTTATGTGACATTCCATCCACTTTCTGTTGATGAAAAATCAATCACAGCAAATATCAGAAATCCATATTGGTTTGAAACACCACGACAAATTTTGATTGATGCTGGTTGCGATGAAGTGATCAGTTTCCCATATGAAGAATCACAGCATCCTGATAAGATTGGAGATCTTGCTCACAGATTATCTGATCCAGTCCCACAACGAGCCAAAGATCTTAGGCTCAGCAAGACAAGCAGCTTCGATCGCTTTAAGTATGTTGCTGCTAACGTTCCATTTTCTGAGAAGTGGAATCTAGAACTCCGTAGAAATATGGAAAGAGAAATTGATCTCTTTAAAAGACTAGAATGCGATAAACAACCATATGTTGTTACGCATCTAGAAGGAGCGATGGGTAAAATCAAGTTTGATCTGGATGTTGCTGGATTTATGCAAAATGCAGGATATCCTAATCACAAACACATCGAGATTAAACCAATCACTGACAATATCTTCGACTGGATTACTGTACTAGAAAACAGTTCTTGTTTTATTGGTATTGATTCGTTCTATGTCAATCTTGTAGACCAGCTAAGAATGAAGATGAAGAAGTATTTTATTCGTCGTTCTCCTCTAACATTCACTCCAGTTCTTGGCGAACTCTGGGACTATGTTCCAATCAATCTACCTTCTGATAACCCTCACGTTTTGACATTCTAAAATAACCCTTGACATAAATATTAAATCATAGTATACTGTTCTTATATGCCTTAAAGAGGAGAAAGTAATGTCTCTGTTCGGTAATCGTCGCCGTATGAAATTCACAGTGACTGCGAAGAGGGGTAATAAGGTTCTTGAATCAAATACTACCTACTCAGGAACCGAAGCTTGGTCGATGTTTGATTTGATGGAAGCTAAGTACAAGAACAAAGACAAAACTGTCGTTGAATTTTCTTCGGGAATGGAGTGATGATGTCCTCTTATGATTATTCGCTGGCTTCTTCTTTCCAGCTGGAACTGCAGTACATTGATCTGCTCATCGCAAAAGAACCAACGGAAGAACTTATTAGCGTAAAGCAATATCTTCTTCGTCGTCTAAACGAAATTAAGAATAACGCAAAAGTTGCTTGACTAAATAATCGTTCTCGTTTAGAATAAATGAAATGGAGTTACAACGATGTTAAAGAAGATAGGATTGTTGTGTCTTGCTGTTTCATTTATTCTAAGCGCGACTCCCGCAAAAGCCAATGACGCTG